GCTTGTTAAAACCTGGTGAAAAAGTTACTTTTTTAAGTGCCATAAGGTGATTATATCTAAATTATTGAAAAAATACATCAATATTTTAGAGACAAGTATAGTCTATTGAGACTCAGCGCCGGTAGAAGTAACTTGTTTATTGAATCCTGGTAGGAATCCTAATTTTTGTAGCATATAAAATCCTTATAAAGAAGGCAGTAGGTATGGTGGATTACTGCCTTCATCATAGGGGTATATCATCGTTTAAACCAAGATGGAAGACCTAAATGTGGGCGTTTGTCAAACATGTTATTTTTAGATCCTGGAGTTTTTCTATTATTATAATGAAGAAATACTTGAGCACAGTCTTTGCCTTTAAATTTTTCTCGCCAATGTTCTAATTCACAACCAGAATAGACCAACATATCTCCTGGTTTTAAATCTACCTTAATACCTTTCATACCTTCTTTTCCTGATGGCTCTAAATAAATAGTCCAATCATCACCACCCAAATTCATAGTAGTAGATATTTCACAACTGAATCTATCTTTATGTCTTTTTAATTGATCACCTTTTTTATAAATTCTTGCATAAGTATAAGATGGATATAGTTTTAATCCTGTAGTTTTTTCCATAATAGGTTGACACTTCAACATTAAAGTCTCCATAGCAATATCAGAATAACTTGAGTAAGTATGTGGAATCTGTTCGTCTGCTCCTTCATAATAACCAAGTAATGTTTCATAAGGTGAAATGTATCTAGCATTACGACAGGTATCTAATACTTGTCTTTTCATATGAAAATAATTATATAAGAATAAAGCTAAATCTTTATCTATTGCTTGTTTTATAATTACGTATTTATTTTTTTTAAACGACATCTTTAGCCATTTCTTTCGGAACAGCTTGAATATTCCAATGTATAAATCTAAAAGGTTCTATTCCAAAATCTACTGAAAATTCATGTTCTAAATAACCTGGAAATATAATTAACGTTCCAGGTTGTGGTCTAAAGTGAACTAGTTCATTACCATTAAGAATTTCTTTTAAATTAGTTTTCATTTTTAATTTTGTAGATCTTGCTCCAGTACGTGGCTCGTGAAATATTGGCATTGATGTTTTCTCACCTGCTTTTAAAAAATAAAATCCTGATACATGTTGATTCCAATGAACGTGAGCCGAATGATGTCCTCCTCCCTTTTTTGCAAACTCTTGTACCCATAGTTCACTAAACATAGTTTGATATTGTTGCATATCAAAACCTTGATGATCTAAATATTCCCAAGATTTTTGACCAATGTAATCTCTAAAGTCTCTAAAATCATTGTCAACTGTTAGTGGTGTTGAATGATAACTTCTTCCAAAGTCTCCAAATTCTTTAATATGTTTTTTAGCTTCTGGAAAATTTCTAGCAGCTTTAATATATTTGTTAGTTGCTTTAGTTAAAGATTTTAAAAACTCTGGTTTTTGTTCTGACCAAATCGTTGTGTTAAAGTAATTATTTATAAACATATTATCTAAATGGATATCCAAGGTTCCACATCACCAGTGAATATCTAGTTCCTTTTGTTACTGGTTTAACCCTATGCCATACAAATGATGGAAAGACAATAATACTTCCTTTAGGCAATATTTCTTTTGCTTGTCTCAAATGTTTAGCTTCTTCTCTCATGTGAGGATCATAGTTTCTAAAATCAAATTCTAGTTCTCCACCTTCATATTCTGAACCATCTGTTAACTGACAAGTCATAGATAGCTTTCGAATTTTACCATTCTCTGGACCTTCTTTGTCATATACTTTATCCCAAGAATCACAATGCCAATCATAATATTGATTGAGTTTATATTTTGTAAACTGACAAGATTCAGATCTATCCCATTCAAAATTCCAACCGGCAGCTTTATTAGCTTTGTGGATATAAGGATGTAGTTCTTTATAAATCCAAGTATCATTTAACCAAACTAAATCAGAGTTTCTTTTTCTTTTCATATCTCTAACTTGATCTTTAGTTAATTCTTTATCACCGTAGCCACCTGTTCTTGCCATAGTTTCTGCTTGTGTTAATCCATATTTTATAATGTCATCACAGATTTTTGGAGGTATAGCTGATTTAAAATACCAATAGTAATTAGATATATTCATAAGTTATTGTTTGTACAAAATTCAAACTATCTTTTTGATTATTAGTTAAGTAATACATATTAGTTGATGGAAACATTATGAACATATTATTTTTAAGTTCTATATCCCAACTTCTTCCTTTACGTCTATTGTCATCAAAATGGATTCTAACATTACAATCTTTAATTTTAACACCATATAACATAGTAAAGTCTGCAGAGTTACGTAGATCCACCGGATCAATATTTAATAAAGGAATTGTTGTCTCATTGGGTTTATAGATATTTCCCCACGTTAATTTGTTAACTAACTTAATACCGTGTTCAAGACCAATAAAGTCTTTCATATAAGTATTTAACTTATCCCAAGTTTTTGAAAACTGGAATTCTTCATCAGTTAATTTATATTGTAGAATATAATGAGCTAATTCAGTTCTATCTATTTCCCAATGTTCCGGCATCGAAACATCTCCAAAATAAATTGATTGCTCTGTTAATACTTTCTTTCGCATACCACCACCATTTTTAATTTATGCTTTGCTGTCTGTCAAGTCCCAAGTTGTATTACCTTCATTCCAAACGTAACTCCAAGAATGGGTATCAGCTGTATTTTGTGAGGTCTGTTCTTCTGTTAAAGCTGGTGCATCACCGATAGGTGATTTCCAAGAAGCTGATGCATTATGTTTTACCCAAGATGCATGAGGTTTTTTAGGCCAGAAGATTTGATCATCTTCGTCCCAAGTATAACCAATGCCTGCGTAGTTTCCTCTCAATGCTTTTGATTGATCTGCTGATTCTTCACCATTGATATAATGTTTATTACCAGATGTATTGTATGAAGTTTGAATCCACATCTGTGCTGGCCAGTTGTTGTGAGTTTCTAAATATTGTTGACCTATAGATTCATCCTCAACGCTATCAGCGTTCAGCATATCACTATTATTCAAAGTTAATACTTGAAGAACTTTTTTGTTAGATCCTAGTTTTGCAAAATGTGCCATAATTATTCTCCTTATATTTTATTTCACTTATAATTTTTACCTATTGAAATTTGTATCTTATTACTACTATACCTGAACCGCCTGCGCCACCTAAACCATTAATTGGTCCATTTCCACCGCCGCCTCCGCCAGTATTTGTACTACCTGCTCCACCTGGTCCATTACCAGTTGCACCTGCTCCACCCCCACCAGCTCCACCGGCACCGGCTGTAGCTCCACCATTACCACCTCCCCCTCCTCCAGCTCTTGTTGTTGGGGTTCCATTAATTGAACTTGTTGCTCCTGCTCCACCAGCACCACCTGGTCCAGTACCATTACCACCTGCAGCTGTTGCTCCACCACCACCAGCTTGACCGCAACAAGAGGGTGAATTAGTACCACCTGAATTTCCTTGAGATGGACTTACAGGAGGTGTATTACCACTTCCAGAAGGTTGTCCATCTCCTGCTCCACCACCAGATCCACCGGATCTTCCAGCTGCACCAGGATAAGCTCCACCTCCACCACCACCATTAGATGTAATTGTTGAAAAAGTTGAATTTGAGCCGTCACTACCAACACCGGTACAGGTATTAGTTGCAGCTCCACCCCCTACTGTAACTGTATAACCTTGAACTGAAACTGGTAAAGCTGAAACACAAGCTCCTAAAGGAGAAGCTGAATAACCACCTGTGGCTGCACCACTTGATTCTCTATACCCACCAGCTCCAGCTCCAGCTCCGTTACTACTACCTCTTCCTCCAGAACCACCGCCAGCAGTTACTACATAATCAACTGAATTTGGTCCTCCACAATCATTACCAATAGAAGAAACACAAAATGTTCCTGGTCCTGTAAAAGTGTGTATTTTAAAATCGCCTGATTCTGTAACTGTTCCACCTGTTGCTGTAATAAATTCTGCTGATGGTCCTCCAGCACCAAATCCTAAAACCTGATAACCAAAAGATTTACCTTTTCGTGTTTGTATATTTTTTGTGTTCTTATTTGATGTGAGTTTATTTTTTAAATCTCTCATATCTAAATTCCTTATGCATCGTTAGCTGCATCAGTAGTGTAGAATATCTTAATACCTAGAACTCTTGCATCTCCAGTAAAAGTATCTCCACCTGCGTTTGCATCTCTATATAATTGAAAGTAAGTTTGTTGGTCAACTGCAGGAGAACCTGCGATTGTTATAGCACTACTTACAGCTGAAACTTGTTGATCTTCGATTGTTCCAATCCCTGCGTCTGTAACATCTACTGCTGTTCCATAAGCAACGTCAATAGTATCACCATCACCGATAGCTACACCTTGTAATCCAAAAATACAGTCCCCTGTATCCGTAGAACTCGGAGTCCAATATACTTGATAAGTTACTGTACCTTCATTCCATGATTTAGGAAACGCTACTGAAAATTGTGCAAATTCATCTGTAGCAGCATCAAAATCTAATACTTTCATATCAGGTCTTACTGCTGTTGTTTCAACTTGTTGTGAGTCTGCTGGGTTAGTTGTAGCTCCATACATTGCTGAAGCTGGAACCCACATAGTCTCCAAACCTGCAATTTTTAAAGCTGAACCTGCGCCTTGTAAAACACCAGTACCTTTTGGTACTAGATTTAATCCAACATTACTATCACCGCCCACTGCTGCAAGCGAAGGTGTGTTACCTGTTGCTGCATTAGTTATGCCAAAATTATTAACCGCTGCACTAGTAGTTGTGAATGTAATTTGCTCATTAGAACTTTCATCAAGAATACTTTTTGTTGAATCGATAATAATATTATTACCATTAGTATCTAAATCTGCTGAAAGCTGTGGTGTATAATCTGAAGATAAATCTGTGAATG